TCAACCCGGCAAAATTTGCAGGAAGTTTGGCACCGCAGGCCATTCAATAACCTCTGGAAACCCGGCTTGCTGCTGAATTCGGTTCAATAACATGCGATATCGCTTCCAAGCCGCTAACCTAGCCTCTTCATCAGCGGTAGCCTCTCCCAGGTCCACCGCATCCTGTAACGGGCCCATTTTGATTGTTGCGTCGCTCAGCAAGCTGTCTCGCCGCCTGATCGCTATCTCTTCTTGGGCAGGTTCAGTGTTGCGGATAAGTACGGGTAAACCACCCTTTCCAGGCCCCACTACTCCGTCTATGGTTGCGGTGAAAAGCTCGCGATACAGGGCTTCCGGGATCTCAACAGCATCGAAGGGCATTCGGTCATTCAACGAATCGATGTAGGCACCGTTGGTGGATGGGCTATAAAAATACTTCATTGGTAGCACCTTCTAATGATTAAAAACCAACGCACAACCAAGAGATAGTCGCCCCTCCGATTGCTGCATTCGTCTCGTTATATGAAACCTTAATCTCCGAACGGCTTAAGAATTGACCGGACGACACCCGGCAGGCGGCACCGTCGCCAGATACGTCCCCGTAAATGGAGGTCCATACCTGCAATGCCGTAGCAGGGAAACTCAGAGGGAGGGAAACGGTTGTCGATGCCCCATCAAAAATGGTCGCAGTTCGCCCCCACTGGATAACCAGCCCCCCCAACCACGTCGGAAATGCGATAAAGCCGTTCGCGGTAAAGCTTGAAAGGAAGCCTGCGCGCATCTTCTTAGGAGTGATGCTTGTCGCATCATCAATACCAGCATTGGTCTGGTTCTGGGTTGAAATGGCAATGATGCCCGCGAACGATTCTGTCGCCGCCGCTTTACTTGCCTTTCCAGCCAGTAGTCCGTCTACCTGGGTAACGGTATACGCATCTGTAATGTTGTAACCCGCTAGGGTGACGGCCCGGCTGGCGAACGATTGGCCTGCCTCAGTCTTCGTATAGGCATCGACAATGCCGTATCCCGCCAGCGTCGTAGCGCGGCCCACTTTGCCTGACAAAAGACCGTCAACCTGGGTAACGGTATACGCATCTGTAATGTTGTAACCCGCTAGGGTGGTGGCCCGACTGGCGAACGATTGGCCTGCCTCAGTCTTTGTATAGGCATCAACAATGCCGTATCCCGCCAGCGTCGTAGCACGGCCCGCTTTGCCTGACAAAAGACCGTCAACCTGGGTAACGGTATACGCATCTGTAATGTTGTAACCCGCTAGGGTGGCGGCCCGACTGGCGAACGATTGGCCTGCCTCAGTCTTCGTATAGGCATCGACAATGCCGTATCCCGCCAGCGTGTCAGGTTTTTTGGTGATGTTTGGGAACTCGGCAGCAGAAGCTGCTAGACGGGAGACAGCCTTCAGTGCCTGGCTGTCGTCCGCCCCATCCAAAGGTATACCAGCTCCTGCAATAAGGTTGATTAGCTCACGCTGAATTGTATTCAGCCACCGCGCCTTTATAAGTGTGGCATCAACCCCCGCCCCTGGATTTCCTTCGGTGTATTCACCATCGGCATTTGCCGTACTGGTGCTATCACTGATCTTTTGCATTAATTGTCTCCGTAACCAAACAGCAAAATGGATTCGGCTGGCATCAACTGACGTAATCGGCATTCGAGGGCTCTATTCCCCCATGCAGATAGCGGATCGCCTGCCCCAGCAATGCCAGCTCGGGCATGACTGGTTGTCACGGCGGGAGCATTGACGCGCCAGGTGTAGTTCCACTCGCCACCATTGAGAGGGTCACCCGCACTCGCAATCCCTGCTCGGGCTGGCCTAAAGGTGGTGATGGTGATGTCATAGCCCATAGCCTTAGCCAAGGCGATGAAAAAAGGTTTGCTCTGCCCAGCACGACCTTGCAGCTTGCTGACAACGGCTTGCACGCGTTGACCGACCGTCTGTGCTTGACCCACCAGACAAGGGTCAGGCAGGGCCAGCACCCGCTCCCAATCGGCCAGACCTTCACCCGAGTCAGGAAAAATGGCGTTGTAAACCATGCCTGCTTGGGCATCGACCAAGTCCATGGCATTTGCCTCGGCCTCAATGGTGGCCGAGAGGTATGGTGCTGAACCGTCATAAGAAACCGGAGGCAGCAACAGCCGGAGTTGATCAGCGAGCGTGGTCATTCCATGAGCCCCAACGCGATGACCCCAGGGCGAATCCAGCCAATCAAGGATGGATCGTCAGACGCCTTGACGTTTCCGGCCGGAGCGGTGACGGACCGATCCAGCACACCGGCCAGGTTGTTGATCATCGCTTCAATCTGGGAGCGCTTGAGGGTGTCTCCCGGCTTCAAAGCGCCCAAGAGAATGTTGTAGGCCTTCTGCGCCGCCGCCTGCACGTCCGCCAGCGTGAAGTCCGGGGCAAGTTCGACCTTGGCGGTAGAATCGACGGTTCGTTCTGTTGGTGCGTAGACCCACACATCGACAATGACTGAGCACTGGTTTTGTATGTGTGCCAGACAGGCAGCGATTACCTCGGCTGAAGGCGCACCTGTGCTGGCAGTGATGACGATATCAACAGTGCCGCCACCACGTCGCCGAGGGATAACCAGAGCGTCGGCGACGCCTTCCACCTCCAGCGCCCAACGGCGGTAGTCGTAATCGGCACCGCCAGCCGGGGGCGATTGGAGAATGTCCAGGTAGCGCGCCAGAAGGGATTCAATTTTTTCCTGATCTTCGCCGCCCTCGGTCTTACCGGTGAATGCCGCAGCCGCATCCATGCCGAGGGGCGGACTGGTAAGAATCAGGGCGCCGGTTAGGTCATTGAGAGCTGTTCCGACGGTCTGAGCCTCGACCAGCACTGTAGCGGTGCCATCGGTGCCAATCTTCGCGCCAGATTTGGCGGTGAACAGCTCACCCGTCACAACGTGCTTCAAGGTCGCGCCGACCAGCAGCTCGACATCGAGTGTGCCCTTTAAACCTGCGGTGCCGGTTGCCGCTACTGGGGCTTTGCGCAAGACACCACGAAGCGCGGCCGTGCGGACCAGTTCGTCTTCGTCGGCGGTATCCGGGAATATCTGCCGATAGAGCCAGGCCAGTTTCTGATAGAGGCCTTCGATAGCAGACGCTACAGCCGCTGATCGGACGTAGTTGTCGCTGTCCGGGCCGATATCGGCCTCGGCTTGAAGGTTGCGAATATCACGCAGGATGTCCCGCAGAATGGCGTCCAAGGAGCGACCGAAAAAGGCCATGTCAATTCACTCTTACAGGTTGGCGAAACACCTGCGGATTGCCGGTGGCGTCGGTGATGTCGATTTGCAGGTTGAGCCAGCCGTTGTGGGGCTGCTCGACGGTGATGGTGATGTCCTGGGCCCGGCCGTCATCGAGCAGCGGCTGGAGCGCTTGTTCGGCGTATTGCTTGGCGAGTTTGCCGACCCGAGGCAGGTCTTTGGAGCGTTTCAGCTCATGCAGGCGGGAGCCCACGGTGGTGTCTTTCCACCAAGTGCCGAGGGGTGTCATGAGGCGGATATAAACGGCGTTGCCCAGCGTATTGATACGCTGGCCCGTCAAGTCGCCAGTGGTTGGGTTTATGCCTGCGTCCATGGGGATGCATGGTGCAGGCCTATTGGCGAGGAGTGTGTTTCAGGGGGGTTTAAGATTCCCCAAGCAGCGCGGTGAATTCAATCCCTTTTGGACGTATCCATAGCTTTCCGTTCTTAGCTGATTTACCGAGCTTGCCGAAAACTAAAAAATGCATACCGTCCAGCTGTGCCGTAGTTACCTTGTGGTGGGCAAGGAAAGGCTTTAAGTCTTCGTGAGCTATCAAAACGCTGACATCGTCCTTGAATCCAGTATTGATCCACTGAGGCCCCATGTACCCTTGTTTGGTGTCGAGAATATCACCCCAGAAACCTTTGAACTCTCCGACATGGTCATCAGTTACGTCTGAGAAGTTCAGAAACAAGTCTTTGACACGATAAGTCCCTACGTCGGGTAGCTCAATCGTCTGTTCAGATTGGCGAAATGCTTCTGAGTAAATCAAGTTTCTGAGAATTGGTCTGAGACGCCTGTGTGATACAGAGTTCTTCCGACCACCTACTCCGTTGTACCGCCCTCCGCTGGAGCCTCCCTTGCCACCAACGCCTGGATCACCGTTGACTTGGTCAGCTTGACCGTACTTGAGATCAAGAACGATATGATCGCCTGGGTTATGCAAGATGTCTTTTTCATCTCCGCCGCCTTCGCCCCTTTCAGACTCGGGGGCCGCTAACGAGCAATTAGGATGAGGGCGCGCACGAAAATGCGGACCCTGTCCGCTCTTGGCCTCTTTAACGAACAATGCTCTGGTACCGCATCTAGTGCAGACCAAGTTCCGTCGTTTTGAAGCAAGCTCGGATGACGGAAGCTTGGCGAATTTCGACGCATAGTATTCGACGCCATCAAGTGTACATTTAGCAATATCCATTAACGGTTCCTCCTTTTCATACAGGAGGAATAACAGAAATTCACTGACTTGGCGACGGCTTGGGGCCTCCACCATGGGCATGCTGGTTATAGATATCTCGGTCTGCTTGCATCGTTCGCGAATGGTCCGATATCTCGACATTAGCCTTGATGCTACCTTCGACTTGTAAATTCCCAGATAGCTCCACCAAGGGCGTTTCAAAGCGGACCTTGGTCTTGGCTTTGACCACCAGTGTGTCGGTTTCGATTTCAATCAACCGACCACGCTTCATATGGATTCGGTCGCCCTCATCGGTATACAGCGCCACCTCGCCATCCTTGACCACTACCCGATAACGCCCGTCCTCGCTGGCTACAACAACCGTATGTTTGCTGTTGCCTCCCACAGGAATCGCGATAAATTCAGCGCCCGGCAACGGCCCCGAGCTGAACCCGTAGTGCTGCATCAGTTCGCCGGAAACCGACTCGCCCGCAAGCCCTTCCATTTCAATGCCAATCAACGTGCCATGAGTGTTACGCGCAGCCGTACCCCGAAAGGCCTGGCGAACGTTCATCATTGCCCGGCCGATCTGCTCGCGCACCAGGCGCGCCATGTTGCTCATCAGAGTCCCTTGATCATTTCGATAAACGCCGCATCCGGGTTTGCTTTCTTACCCTTGCGCTTCTTGGTGGGGTTGCCGTCGAGCACCCACATTTTATCTTCCCGCAACCGCAGCTCGGTTATCGCCCCTTGACCCCGAGTCAGGCGCAAGGTGCGGGCCATCAGGAAGTAAGTGGCGTCCAGCCCATGAGGCTGGCTACGCACAATCACGCGCTGGCCTGGGTTCCACACTTGGCCGTTGTCGGCACGGTGGCCCATGACCACGGCGCGGATCTCGAAACCCTCCAGGCGACTGTCAGCCAGCAGCTTGCGCGCCCGAGTCGTCGCCATGTCCTGGTTCTCGCTGGAACTGTCGATGATCACCTTCGGCCGGAAGATCCCGCGCCGAGCCAGGGTTTCGTCCTGGATGACAGAACGCAGGTGGGAACGCTTGGTGTCCAGGCCGTCATTGTCGTACTGGCCGTGTTGGCCCAGGACGGTGATCTGGCTGTAACGGTTGGCAATTGAGCGCCTTACGCTGAGACGCTCCACGTTATTGCCGACGCCGTCTTCCCGGAGGATCAGCGTGGCCACTGGCGCGGCGTTGTAATCAGGCCCGCCAATGATCAAGCGGCCGTCGGGCTCGACCCAGGGCCACAAGCCGTTGGCTTCGGCAACTTGGAGCAACGCCTCCCACGCACTTTGACCAGGTTCAACCTGAACGCGGCGCCTGGTCTTGGCCTGGGCGGCACGAATCTCTATTTGAGTGATGCCCAGCGGCTTTACGACCTGATCCAGGATCTGCGCCAACGTGGCTTCGCGCATCGAAACGAACGGTGCCGAACAGTCGACCAGGGGCGCCGAACGGTCCCGGCCGGTGATACGCATGGAAATACCCTGACGGGAGATGTCGTGTTCAAACTCGTCGATCTGGCCGGTCAACACGCGATCTTTACCCAAGGTCAACGAGCAAGGCGCACCCTCGGCCAGCACGCTTGGCAAGCGTGTAGAGTTCTTGGTGTACAGCTCCAACTCGAAACCGTCAGCAGCGGTTAGCAGGTCCGACTCAATTGACCAGCCGTCCCACTCTTCATGCGCCAGGCCACCAATGGACAGGCGTATGGATTCGTCCTGGACGTTACTTGGCGTAGGCACGCAGCACCTCACCAGCTTCAATGTTATGCGGGGTTTTCAGGTCGGGATTTAAACGGACCAACTCGGCGGCACGGGTATGATCGCCGTACCAGCGGTGGGCCAACAGACGCAGGCTTGCCGGAGTCTCAACCACACGTTCCAGCATCGGCGGGCTTTGCAAAATGACCTGGCGAGCGCGGGCCTGGATCAATGCGGCGACGTTGCGCAACGCCTCAATGATCGGCCGGGCGGTCTCCACGTCGTAGAGGTGACGTTGCAACAGGATGGAAGACTGCACCAGGGAGCGTACCAGGTTAACCAGTCCCTCCAGTTCCAGTGGGCTCAAGGTCGGCGTATCGGCTTCGTCCTCAATGACGGCGGCCACCGTCTGGGCGTGAGCCAACGCCAGTTCGGTAATGACCAGTACGACCAGGGCGAAACCGCTAGCGGCCACAGGATCATCCGGCATGCCGTCGGGCAGCAGTACCAGAATGCTACCTGGAATAGTGGGGGCGCCATCGATCAGCGGCCCGACAGTTGGAGCCACACCCTGGCGCGCACCGATCAAAAAGCCCGCGCCCGCACGCGCAGCATCTGCCGTCAGGCTGGCATTGCCTGGTAAGGCCGCGGGCACGCCAGTACGAGCGAGCAGCGCAGTCGACGAACTCGGCGTGCTGCCCTGGATAGCGCCCCGGATTTCCGAGGGTGTACGCATCAGGTCGACCAGGGGATCAAATGCCCCTGACGGCCTCTTGGCCATCGACCCAACGCCGGAAACAACACCGAGGATCTGCGAGCGCAGTTGTTGCAGGCGCAGACCAATGCCAGGCAAGCCAAGTGCCTTTTCGATCAGGCCAACCCAGCCCCCGCCGATCCACGACTGAATTTCGCCGACCAGGGAATCAATGCGGCCGAACAGGTCGAAGATGCCATCCTGCCAGGTGTATTCATCCTCCAGCCCCAACACGCCGATATCGACGAACTCAAACTGCCGTTCAAAGAAAGGCGCATCGGGGGTGTCTTCCACAAACACGATGCTGATCTCGGCATAGTCCGGTCGTTCGGCATGGTGTTTGACCTCGCCTGTGCTGCTGACGACGTTCATGCTGCCGTAGATCGGGTGGATCAGCTCGCCCGTACCTGGTGTATTCAGGGTACGGAGGATGTTCTGGAGTTCGATTTCATAGTTGACGCCGAACACCACCACTTGCATGGGGATGCGCCGCGCACCACGGCCCAGGTCTTTGACCCGGTCGCCATCTTTGAACGGCGTTCCATGCTCGGACAGAGCGCGTTGCCATTGCAGGCTTTCGCTTTCGACCTGGAGCGGGACGCCACGGAAAGAGCCGTCCAGCAGGTTCTCTGCCCAGCTCATCCGCCGCGCCTCATCTGAATGTTGGTTCGGCGTTCAACCTCGGCCTGGATCATGTTCGAGTCAGTACGCACTTCAATGACCAACGGCTGGGCGAGCAAAGAACGGAGGCGTTCCTCGACGGCTTGCGCGGCAGGATTCGCACCGATTGCACCAGGTGCAGCGCCGTTGCCGGCAATTTCAGTAAAGCCAGCCGTGTTACCGCCCGACAGTGGGTTAGCCAGGCGCTGCGCCTGGGAAGCCAACCAGGTGGAAGGCTGGCCGGTGCCGGATTGCGACATCATGTCCCGCAGGCGTTGTTGTGCGGTGAAGGTGTCAGCACCCGCAGCCAGGGCACGGTTGGCGATACCTTGCGCCCAGGTGTTGGCGCCGTCGATGGGCAGGCCCGCAGCCGTCAAGCCTGTTTCATGGTGTGCCAGGCGTTGGGCCTCGGTGGACAGCCAGTCAGATGACTGGTCGGGGTTCTTGTCCGCCAGGGCCATACGGTTGCGGTAGAAAGAAGTTTGGTAGGCGCGCTGGTCGTCGTTGAGCAGCTTGCTGCGCTGGGTTTGATCAAGCCTAGTATCATCGTTTTGAGGCGTAGAACCTGGAATAAATGCCCCAGCAATATAGGGCGACCTACGCATCAGGTAAGTTGCAGTTGCTGCGATTGCCCCCCGGCTTCCAGTATCTGCTGCTTTTCCCGCTGTACCGACCAAATCAGGTATACCGGCACCGAGAGCACCGCCCACAGGCCAGTTGGTGACGAACACTGATGTAACGCCAGTGGCCTCTTCCAGCACCTTACCCACTGCTATGTTCTTCAAGGTCTCAGGGCCGCCCATGAACTTGTTGAGCAACGCACCTGCACCCGCTTTAGCACCGCGCCCGGCGTAATAGCCTCCAACACCCAGTGCAGCACCACCAGCAAGCATTTGCTCGCCAGACAAGTTCAGGTCATCAAGGAGATAACTACCAAGGTCCGCGAAGCCTTTGTTGAGTGGCCGCGCCATTCGGTCAATTGCCTGGCCGAGCGTTGCTTTCATCCGAGAGCCAACAGCAGTTGAGCTGCTGAGGTTGTCGGTTAGGTCCTTTTCAATAACGCCCTTTGCGTTATTGATGTCGCCTGTGCTGGACGCGAACTGCTCCAGACGATTACCTGTCATGAAGGCGTTAACGCCTTTCTGGGTGTCCTGGTCCATCTTCCCGAAAACTACACCCATGAACTTAGCTCGATCACGGTCAGTTTTTAGAGCGCCGTATTTCTTTTTTAGATCCAAGAAAACATCTTGAGTGTTGCGGGTTTCCCCCGCCTTACCGAAGAAGTCGACCCCTGTTGTTTTGGTGACGTTCTTCCGGTATGCATCATTGTTGAACGCTCGCAAAGTAGACTGAGCAAGTGTCCCCAACCGGTCCGGTTCCAACTCAATCAAAGACAATGTTTCAACAAACGAAAGTGACTGAGCCAAGCTCATGCCTGCCTTCTTTGAATCAGCCCCCACTTTTGGAAATATGCTGGAAAGGTTTTCAAGTTCAGCATTGCCCAGACGCCCGGCAACAATCATTTTTTGGAGCAGGTCTAACGCCGCCTCTGGCTGCGCCAAGTCGATATCAAAAGCGCTTGCACCTGTCACCAGAGCTTTCGCCAATATCCCAGAGTCGGCTCCAGTGACTGCCGTTGATTGAGCGATCGCCTCTGTGCTGATCTTCGCCTTGTCGTAAGAAAGACCGCTCGCTACCAAGGTATCGAAACCGCTCTGAACCTGTTCACGCTCGATGCCGTAGGTTTTGGCGAGACGCCATTGATCATCGCGCCATTCCTCCCGTTGTTCACCGCTCATGCCTGCTGTCTGCTGAGTTCGGATCAATTGGCGATCCAAGCGCGCACTGCCAGTCACCCCGGACACAACGCCGATGCCGACCCCCAGACCCGCCAGTTGTCCTTGCATACTGCCACCCAGACCCTTGATGCGATCAAACTCCTGACGCACACCCATGGCGATGGTTTTCAGAGTACGCAGGCTGCGCCCGCTGTTCTGCGCCATGCGCCGGAAGGATGTTTCAGTCTTGTCCACGCTCTGACGCAGCGGCTGTACACCCTGACGGTCGGTACTCATTAGCTCGGTTTTGGCGTCACGTGCAGCCTTACGGGCAGCGGTGGCCATTTCCTTGAGTTCAGTGCTTGTCTTGCTGACCTCGATGCGTGTGCCGGAACCAGCCTTGGCGGTTTCACGCATGGCACTACGGATGGTTTTATAGCTGTTGGCCCCAACCTGGCCGACCTTGGTGATAGCCGAGGACGCCTTCCAGCTTTCGTCCGCAAGGGACTTTGCGCCTTCCTTACCGGCTTTGCGTAGGTCGCGATTGATCTGCTCGATCTCGCGTCGACTGTTACCCGCATGGGCTTGAAAACGAAGCGCGACGCGCAGATCGGAACTCATGGATTACTCCCGGACAGGGTCTTACAGGGACAGGAAAGGCCCGCTGTCGAGCCTGTTACCTTGGTTTGGGCAACGCCTTGCGTTGGCGTTGGCTGACGTAGCGGGTGCCTTTGACTTTGCCGATGACCAGGTCGATACGAGCGTCGATCTCCGCCCTGGTCATCTGCCGCAGCTCATCTAGCCGGTAGCCTCGCTGGACAAAGGCATGTTCGATTCGTCGCCAATCGGCGTTGCCGCGCTCGGCGGCGCGAGCTTTTTTTCCAGTTCGGCATCGGCATCGGCAATGATGGCCAAGTCGCTTTCAGTCAGTTCGCCCAGGAGCAGTTCTGTGGTCAGCGCCTCGGCTGGGATTTCGCCCAGGGACAGCAACTGGCGACGGTAGACCTCAAGGGTGATCAGTTGGAACGGCGCGCCGGGGTGCAGCTCCTGCGCGGCGACCAGGTCGCCCGCAACGGGAACACGCAAGGTAAAGGTCTTGTGACGAAGACCGGAGTAATAGACCCCCATTTTCAGGTCGCGGGTAATGCTCAGGCCTTCCCAGCGCTTGCTTGATTGCTCAGTCATCGTGTTATTCCGTGTAGTAGTTGAGAGCAGCAATGGTCAGGTCGCGGGTGGCTTCGCCTTCAAGCTGGTACTTGCTGCCCAGTTCGATCAAGGAGCAACCTGTCCAGGTTTCACGCTTACCGCCGCCGTCTTGGGCATAGATCGTCAGCTTGGCATCCATCAACGCGCGCCATTCCGGCTCGCCGCTTTTGGGAATGACCACCGAGATTTTCAGCTCATGTTCCTCAATACCCTTTGCCGTGCCTGTCGGTCGGCCGGTGCGGTTCATCGTCTTGACTACCTTGCGCCCGGTCTTGAGGCTCGGCTCAACGCTCGTCACCTCATAATCGGTGCCGTTGATCTCCAGGACGATCTGCCCTACGTAGTTATCAGCCATCTAAAATCACCTCTTACAGGAGCAGGTCAATGCGACCGGCGAACACATGCAGGCCGTTGACGACATCGGCGGGAATGGAACTGTTAAGGCGGTTCGCGTCCTGGGTCGAACGCTCGACCACCAGTCCGTCCGCGTTGGCCTCGACTTCTTCGACGATCTCCAGCTCCTGAGCCTTGAGCAGCACGTCCAGCAGCTCGCCGCGCACCGCTTCCGGGGTTTTCTTCGAGAGCTTGGAGCGAGGGAAGCGCAGACGGATACGGTCACGGCACGCCATGCGGATGTAATACAGCGTGCGGATGGTGGTCAGATCCAAGAGCGACACGTCCGTGGCGCCCGCCGCAGACTTGGTGTACGTGGTCACGGCGCGGACGATCTGAATGACATCGCCCGCCGCGACTTCCAGCGGCGTGACACCGTTCGCCAGAGCAGTTTCCTGCTCGGTGCGGCCGAGACGTTGAGTGATGGGCGGCACTTTAATCCCGGCCAGTACCAGGGTGTTCAGCGGCCGCGCAGGATCTTCCTCCGAGGCGATCATCGCGGCATAAGCAGCGGCTACCTGGCGCGCCGTCGATGCTGTACCTGGCAACACCGCCAGGCTGATCGCGCCGGAGTTCAGTGACGTAGCCAAGGTGGTCGCAGCGGATAGCGTACTGGTCAAAGCTGCAACGCCAATAATGCCTTGCTGCTCCATCGAGTTGGTGTAGACCTTGATATGTTCGCGCAACGCGGTCAGTGCCGTACTGCTATTCCAGGCCGGTACCAGGATGGTAAAACCACCCAGCGCGGTGGCGTCCAGTGCGGGCTTGATGTCCGGCTCGGTTTCGTCCTGGACGACCACGCCCACGGCCGACACAGCGGCGTAGCGATAAGCCGTGATAAAGGCGTGGGCCATTTCCTCGGCGACGGTGCCCCCGAACAAGGCTTTGGCCTCCGGCGCGCTGTAGAACGGTGTCGGCACGTTGGCCGCAACGGTTGCACCTTCGCCCAGAGGGACGATCAGGCACACGCTCTGCTTGTTGGTCGGCAGGTTCCGTACTGCCAGGCTGGTGTTGAACTCCATGTAAACGCCAGGCTTACGAATAGACGCGGGGATCGTGTCGAATTCAATGGTCATACAGCGGATTCCTGTGCGGGTTGTTTGGCACTGGCGCGCGGTTTCTTCACGGTCAGCAGCTCCAGCGCTGCCACACGGCGCCGGTAGTAAGAGGTGTCCGGCACGTCGACTGCCTCGGTCTCTTCGATGTACGTGTACGGATCGTTTTCCGTGGGCACCCGATGACCAGGTGCAGCTTTAACGTGCATTACACGTCCCTCAGTTCGATGTTGTCGGTAGCCACCGGCTCGGAGTTGTCCGATGGGGTGTGGTAATCCATGGTGATGCCCAGGAAGTCGGGCAATGCCTCTTTGGGCTTTTCCCAATCCAGTTCGATGACGAACGATTGCCCCAGGACTGAAAGGTGGTCACTGGCCAACTTGCCGTTTACCAGGCTGGATAGTTCGGTCGGCCGAATGGCTGCGCGATCTGTCCAGGGTTGCCAATCCACCAACTGGTGCATACAGGCTTCCCAAAGTGCATAACTTCCAATGTCATTGGCCGTCGTGCCTCGCCTGGTTTCCCGCTCGCCCCTTGAATGACGTGTCGCAATGACCAGCCGGAACGTGATGGGGACGGTGTAACGAACGTTGGATTTGCGGACGAATGTCACCTTGGGCACCATCAGCAAGATCGCGGGACAGCGTTTGAGCAGGCCCGACAACAGGTCAGGGTCGCTCAGTTCGCCGCCGTAGCTAGCGACCGTCAGGCGGGGAAGTTTTACGTTCAACTCCCGAAGCCGCGCCTCAATCAAGTCCTCCAGTTCTCCCAGCATCACAAGTTCCTCAACGTGGTGCGCGACATCAGCCGGGGCTGATGAGCGATCTGGAGGCCAGACTCGCCGCCATCCGATGCACCACGTTCCTTATCTTCCTTGGCAAGGGTTTCCAGGCGTTTGATAACGTCCTTGTAAAGCACGCGCACGGTGGACTCTTCCTTGCCCGCGTCGTCGTACAGGTGATAGCGGGCGATCTCAGCCAGGTCATCCGTGACCCATGCGGGTGCATCCTCTCCAACTGAACGGAACCGCAGATAAAACGACACTTCGCTACGCGCCCTGGTTACGGCGTCGGCTATCCGGGCCAACGTCGCAACGGCAGTAGCCACGTCTTCGGGCGGCCATTCGTCCAGGGGCTGACCAGCCGCAGCCGCTACCAACAAATCAGAGTCGATAACCCGCTCTGTGTCCGGGACTGCAACCTGCGCAATATCGCGGGCGCCGAATCGGACCAGAAGCTGGCTGGCGGACGGTAGCGAGAGGTTCATTTACCGGCTTCCTTTGCCTTGATGGCACGGGTTTTCGCAGGCTTCGCCACGGGAGCAGGAGTCGGCGGCGCAGGCGGCACGGTGTTGTCCTGGTCGCTCAAAGGGCTGATACCGCCCTCGGAAAGATCCAGGGCCGGTCCCACAAAGTCAGGTCCAGGCTTGCTGTTGTTTTGGCCGGTGGGTTCGACGATGACCACAGGAGCAACCACTGGCGTAACGACTGTTTCAGACGCTTGCGGCTGGGCGCCTGGAATGGCATCGGACGTTTCCGATGGCGAGGCTTGCGAGGGGGTGTCATCGAGCACGTCCTTTACCTGGTCGAATGCTTCCCCCGCATAGGCGAGGATCAATTGGGGCTCTTTATCAAGTGCCGCAAGTTGTTCTTCCGTGAAGAAGTCATCCGGGTAAAAAGTCGGCTTGCCTGGGTGGGCAATCCCGCAACGGCGGAAGCCATCGCGCTTTGAGGTGATAACGATGGTCATAACGCCCCCTTATCCCAGCCAGCTCGGTGCCAGAATTTCGGCGGTGCCTGCCCATTCGTTGCCGCTGTTGGCATCCTTGACCAGGAGCTTGCGTGCAGCACCTTCCAGCGGAGATGGCACCACCAACAGACCTGGGTTAACTCCGAGTGGGCGGCCACCATCAGCATGGAAACCCTTCATGGCTGCTCGCGCAGCGGCATAGTTCTCGGCGGTAAGAGGTGCTTTCGAGCAGAATGCGAACTGCCAGAAGCCGAACCCGACGTTCGCACGGGCGTCAACGCCATAGCGGTATTCATCGCGCATGAAGACATTTTCGTCGTCCATGCTGGTCATGGCTTTGAGGTCGTACTTACGGCGCAGCTGGAAGATGATTGGCTTGATTGCCCGGCTCACATCGAGCAGATACCAGGCTGGACCTTCGCCGTCCTGGTAGTTGCTGACGGAGATTGCAGTGCCGGTGCCCTCGGTGTTGGGGTAAACCGGATGGTCGGTGTCGAAGAAGTTCTGGCCGTCATAGCACAGGGTGGTCAAGCCAGCTTTCAGCAGACTAAACACCAGCTCATCCGGGTGCGCAGTCGACGCACGGCCCATCTCGGCAAACAATGGCTTATAGACGCCGATCTGGTCATCTTCAATGGCGTCACGCGGTACGCCCACGGACGACTCGTACTTCTTGTTGGTGATCGAGTAGCTGTGCGCCGCCATGTTCTTGAGAACACGATCGCCGATCCACTCGCGGAAGTTCGGGAACTGACCCAGCCAGCCATAGGTGTTGCTGGCCGATGTCGATGGCACGGTCGTGGCGATGCGCGCCCAATCGGTCGGCGTGGCTGCCTGGGCATTTTGGAACTCGGCCCGGTACGCGGTGAACAACGCGGTCAAGGTGCCAGAAGTAATGATCATGAATCGCTTCCTATATATAGAGGGAGTTACGCCTTGCCCTTGATGAAGTACTCGTCGCTCATGTCCAGCAGTTTGGCGACGTGCTGCTCTTCGGAGTTGAGCGCAGTGGTGGTTTTGTCGTGCTTGCGCTCGTCAAGATTGGAGGGGGCAGCGACGACCGGCGCCGCATCGACGAATGCCTTGAAGCGCGCCAGGCCTGTTTCGTCCTGGCAGGCGGCGCGGTGGTAATCGACCGTTGCCGGGGTGATCTTTCCGGCCTGGGTGGCTGAGGTGATCAGCGCGTCGACTTGCTTGGTGTGTTCGGTTTTCTTCTGCTCGGCCAGGGCTTGCTCGGCGTTGGTGGCGCGCTGCAAAACGCTGTCGTAGTCCGCCCGTGGCATGAACTGCTCAAGGTTGGGCTTCTCGGTGTTCACCGCTTGCGCGGTTGCTCTGAGTTGAGCGGTGGCCGCAAGGGCCTGTTCTTCAGTTGCCGTTGCAGGCAAACCGAGTGCAGTCAGAAGCGCAGGTGAAAGCGTCACAGGCGTGACCTCCATGTTTTCTTGATTGAGGGCGGTCAGCAGGAAGTTGGGTTTGTTCGTCAGGCCCGCGCTGACCAGGCGAGCGATACGGGTGGTATCTGGGTCGAAGTCGAAGACAGGGGAAAGGAAGCGGTATTCGCGATTGATGACCTGCTCAGAGGCCCGAGGGGTCCAATCAACCAGCCCCCAAAGCGCGCCGTTGCGCAGTTCCAATTGCTTGATCCAGCCCGCAGCCGGGGCAGATTCGCCCTTGCTGGCGCGGTGCTGGGTGGCATGTTCCCAATCAATGGGCAGGTCGATGGCACGACCGAGGAAGCTGGACTGGACCAACATCCCGGCTTGTTCGTCGAACAGCCATTGCCGACCATCGCGGCCGGTGACGTTGGGACCAGGGGGGATTAGTTCGACCCAGTCCGGGGCCTTGCCGTCAGAGACGGTGGCGGAAAGGTCGGTGTTGAGTGCGAGTTGAGTTTTCAT